CTCTTTACTTAAAGAATCACTATAAGCTTGAATGGTGGACTGCTGTTCTTAACAATGAAGGTGACAGTGATAAAATTAAAAAGTACATTGCGTATCTGGGAGACATCGTCGTTGCACCGTCTCTCAGAACCCCAACAGAGATCTTTGCTATACAAGGTGGAAAGATCGTTGCACCTATTTCGGCTATTAAGTCTGTTGGGCCTGCCGTCGTTAACGAACTTGTCTCAAAGGGACCATTCGTTTCGTTGGAAGATTATGTTGCACGAGTCAACCACAGCCGTGTTAATATCGGTTCGATGTCAGCTCTAATTAAAGCTAGAGCTGCAGATGATTTATTTCCTAATGATGACTACGTGGAACACATTAATGGAATTGATGATTATGCTGAACGTCGTGTAGCTTTTATGAATAAGTACCTTGCTTTACGTAAGAGTAAGACAGAGTTCAAACCAGACATGTTCGACTTAGACCCTATCAAGATCTTCTTGCAAGAGAAGGAATACAATCAATCATTTAATAAGTTCCTTTTGTCAGATCCCGGCATCGGTAAGATTTTAGAATCTAAGTGGCCAGCATTAAAGCCTACAGGTCGTAAAGGTATTCCATACTTCATGAAGAGTGTTCAGGGCGCCGATCAAGATACGTTCGTACTTGGTTCAGTAAAGGTTGCTGAAGGCTTCTTGAAAAAGGGTTATGAGAAAGAAGTCGCCATGATGCTTCTGTTTGATAGTTCAAACTATAAGCAGGGCATCTCTAAGAAATCTGGTAAACCTTGGAAGAGGGTTTCTGTCATGTTGTCTGATGGATATAATATCATCGAGGCAACTCTTTGGGATGCAAAGAAAGCATTCGGTTGGCCAAAAGATACTATTGTTTATATACGTGGTGAACTTAAGGCTGGCTGGAAAACATCCCTTAGCTTTAACATTACAGAGATTGAAAAAGTACAATAAAACCTTAAAGGAGATAACATGTCAAAATTCGTAGTAGTTAAAGAAGCACCGGCAGAACTTAAGAAGGGTGAGTATCTAGTTGATACCCCATCATTTCTTCCTCAGATTGCTTTCCATAAAACCAAGGTTCCACGCAACGGTCTAACAGGTTCTCATTATATTCGAAACATCGTGGACTCTATTGCTCAAGCGTATGATCCAGAGAACATGACAGAGTTTTCTGTAAAAGCTCATCTATATGAGGGACGTGCTTTCTCTTCACCTGAAGAAATGAACAGCATTGTTCTTGAGATGTTGCGCAACGACTATCCTGCTGTGTTTGCTAAATACTTAGATAACAAGATTCGCAATCGTCCATCTAAGACTGAACTGGTTATCTATGTTGATTCCAACATTAAAGGTCAATATGAGATCTTTTATAAAAATGGACTCAGTGAAGTTGAAAAAGAGACGACTCAGAAAGCTAAATCTGACAAAGTTGTTGGCAGACCAGCCATCACTAAAGAACAAGCAGAAGCTCAGAAAAATCAAGCAGATAGCTAATATTTTTGCCAAAAGTATAATTTAATGGTATAATATATTCACGGCAATGTTGCCCATGAATAATAACACTCTGAAGGAGTATCTATGTCTACTGGAAAGATCAAGATCAATCTTGATAGTCTAAAAACGCGTCGTGAATGGAAACGTCATAAAGTAAAAGACGGTCACAACGTCTACCGAGTTCTTCCGCCTTTCGGCGAATCTGCTAACGGATATCCGTACAAAAAATGGCAAATCATCTGGGGACTATTTGATCCCGAGTCTGGTCGCTCACGTCCTTTTGCTTCGTCTATGACAAGCGAAAAGAAATGCCCAGTTACTGAGTATGTTCAGCTTCTTAAGAAGAAAGCAGAAAAACTTAGTTCTCAGCTTGCTGCTGCTGGAGTTTCTGAAGAAGATCAGAAAGCACGTCTAAGTACACTTAACAAGCTCATCTCAGATTTGAATCCTAAAACTGTCTACATCTACAATGCTGCAGATAAATCTGGTGATGTTGGTCTCTTGGAACTCAAGAGCACTGCTCAAAAGAAAATCAAGTCATTGATGACTGAGTATATCCAAACTTACAACCAAGATCCTACTTCTCTGAATTCAGAGGAAACTGATTCTGGTGTTTGGTTTGATATCACTCGTCAAGGTCTTGGTCGCGATACTGAGTATGATGTTAAGTTTGTTAACATTAAATCTAAAGACCCCACAACTGGAAAGATCACCTTTGAAGATGATCGTTCTCCTCTACCTGACTCTGTTGTAGAGAACTATGCAAATCTTGGTTATGACCTTAATTCTGTTTATCAGGTTAAGTCTTATGACGAGCTTGCTGAAATTCTTGAAGCCAACATGTTGTCACTCATCGAAGCTTGTCCTGATGCAGATTTACTTGCAGATGGCTTGCTACTTCAACCAACGGCATCTAAGGCCGCAGCTGCACCCGCAAAAACGGTTGCAAAACCTGCAGGTACAAAGGCCGTAACGTTGAAAATGGACGATGAAGACGAAGAAGACGCACCAGTTGTTGCTAGAAATACTCGTACTGTAAAGGTTAACGCCGCTGCAGATGATGATTTCTTAGCAGAAGCTGACGCTCTTCTGAACTCTTAAGGAGTTTATGTGAGCGACAACAAGCCAGTCCCGACTATCGACGTCGGGCAGCTTGCTACTTACCTCAATAAAGTATCAGAGATTGCGTCTGTCAGTAAAATGATGGGCGCAGTTTATTTGAGAGACTTTATTCAAGGTCAAGACGTAGCAGGTCAATTAGTAGCAAAAGCAGTACAGGCTGATATCAAAGCTAAGTCTCGTCTTGAACGAGCTGAAGCTATTGCATATCTAGATAAGGCCGGTGACTACTTGGCATCCAAGCAAATTAAAGATAGCTCTGAGGCACGAAAACGCTACATCGACATCGATGAAGAGGTTGTAGCTGCTAAGGATCATAAGGCCATGACAGAGGCCTTGGTATCATTAATGAAGAGCAAACAATCTGTCCTTCGCCAAGCACATGATGATCTTAAGAAGATCCTGTATGGTGATAGTCACATGACACAATATGAGGGAATGTAATATGTCTAAATGGATGTCAAAGCTTACTGCAGATTTTGGAGTAGTTGCTGCGACTTTAAATTCTAAACTACCTCCTCCAGTACCTTCGCGATCACCTTCCCTTAATTGGGCAACAGCAATTGGTGGATTTCAACCTGGCAAAATCTCAGTACTATATGGTCCTGAGAGTTGCGGTAAGTCTCTACTTGCTATGATGGCCGTAGCAGATGCTCAGAAAAAGGATGCCGATGCAATCTTCATCTGGTTCGACGCAGAATTCTCTTTCAATCTTCCCCTCTTCATCAAAATCGGGGGAGACGCAAAACGTCTCATTGTTCGTAAGAGTAATGATCCGCTCAAAATTTTTGACTATATCGGCGGGGAGATGTTGGAAGCCCTCCAAGAAGGAGCACCAATCCGTGGTGTCATTGTTGATTCTATTAAAGCGATTAGGTATCCTAAAGAAACCAACATGAAGCAAACGACTGACCAGAAGATGGGTGGAACTGGCGCAAGCTACCTTCCCTCAACTCTTAAGTTGGTAGTTCCAATTATTGCAGAATACAACCTATTAACTTTTTTTATACAACAAGTCACTATGGAAATTGACCCTATGAAGGCATTGCGTAACCCGTATGTCATCACCGAAGGTCGAGCTCTTAAGCATGCTGCTGACATCATGTTGGAGATTGTGAAGCTTGACACTAAGAATGGCATTATTGAATCTGGAGAGACCATCTCTGGAGCTGCTCAACAGACAGGTCACAAGGTTAGAATCAAAGTCAAGAAGAATCGCCTTGGAACTCCTGCACGTATGGCACAATTCACGTACTCTTATGAAAACGGTATTGTCGACACCGCTACGGAGATTTTCGAGCTTGGTAAGTCTTTAAATGTTGTCTATCATCCTCTAAACGAAGAGACTGGTAAAACTAACACCCAATCATGGGCATTTGGAACATATCCTCCTATCAGAGGTGAAGCTAATATGCTTGCTTTCGTTCAAGGATCTAAAGAGGTTCAAGACGAGATTATGGAAGCATGCTATAAACATGTCGATAAAGCTGTTACCGTTGATGCTGATGGTGTTGTGCTGGGCGAAGACTCATTAGATGGAATTGAAATAGACTTGTAAAGGGGTTATTATGACTATTGTGGCTGGAATGATTCTCTTATGCGCAGTTAAGATTGGTGCACCAGGGATGTATGGAAGTTTTTTAAAAGAT